TTAAAAAAATACGCTAAAGCTGAAAAATTCAATAAAAATTTCTTTAAGTTTATTTTTGATGATTGCGAATATCAAAAGCCAGAGAAGTTAATGGCACATACATATTTTAATACAGAATCAAATGTCGTATATCTCGTTTCTTTCCCTGATTTTGAAGATACTTGGGATTTTTGGAACCATGTTTTGCATGAAGTCGTCCATGTTGTTCAAGCGAATGAGCGAAAACACGGATTATGTAAGGAAGATGAAGCCAGAGCATATCTCACGGAATATCTTTTTACGAATATCAGGCGTAAACTTATGAATGGTAAATATAAATTCGTAAAATAATATGAAACTTACTAATAAGCAAGCACAAGCAGCGGTAGTGTTGTTAAATATAGCAAAAATAGTTCTTACAGTGTGCATGTTTTTCTGGTTTGGTCTCTGGGCTGGTATTGCTAGTTTGTTTCTTGCGACTACATTTAGAATTAAATAAACTACTATGGACATATCACAGATGATTCTAGACCACATGATGAATATTTGTGAATCTCATGGACTATCGGTTGTTGGGAAAACACTTGAAATGGATGCCTCGACTGTTTTTTATGTTATGAACCAGAAAAATGAGAGAGTATATTCTGTTTCTATCGCTCGTTCATCTGGAGGAGGATTTGATTTAGAGGATATTATTTCTCTCTTCGATTCAACAGCTACATTCGCAAAAAAAGAACAAAAGAAATGCAAGCAGAAAGAAAAAAACGTTTTCCGAAAAATTGTAAGTGGCCTCTTGAAATTTCTCCGCTAACAGGTCTTCCGAAAGAATACAATTACGCTACTGGTGATAAGCGGAGATATAAAAAACGGTGGATTTTACAGCGTGCGCTTGATGCGGACTTCACACAGAGAGAGCGGAAAAAGAAGAAGAAATTGCATTGGCGAGATAAACTATGGGTTGTACTCACTATGGAACAGAAAGATGAGGTAGAAGCTGCAAAGTACGCATACGGATTAGATATTTCTGATAATTCTGAAAAAGCACGTAAATTCGCGTTTGCTATTTCTTCGCGGAATAAAAAAAATCCGCTCATTCGAGAATACGCGCAGGATATTGCACAAGAAGCTGGGAAAACAATTATTGACTTGTCGAAAAATGCTGATAAGGATTCCGTTCGGTTAGCAGCAGCAATTGATATTTTAGACCGCCTTGGATTTAAAGCTCCAGAAAAAATTGAAATTGATGATAAACGGGAACTGACTGATGAGGATAACCTGGCTATCTCGAATGTCATCAGTATCTTGCATCCAAAAGTATCCGATGCGGAAATTATTGAAGAAAGCGTATGACTATTTTTTTAAAAAAAAATGAAAAAGTTTAACGCGAAGAAAACAGAGTATAGAGGAGAACTATTCTCCAGTAAGTTTGAAGCACAGTGTGCATTTGAATTAGATATGAGACTCGCGTCAAACGAAATTCTTTCTTGGGAGACACAAGTACAAATACCACTTATCGTCAATGATTACGTTGTCGGGAATTATAATATTGATTTTGTTGTTATACGAAAAGACGGAGTTAAAGAATACATAGAAGCTAAGGGATATGCAGGAGACACCCCAGTATGGAGGCTTAAATGGGCTATTCTTGAGGCGATGTTAGCTTCAAGCGGCGAGAACGCGATTACAAAGATAATGTGGCAGGGAACTCCTGGGAGGATACGGAAAATAAAAAAATACAAAAAAATAAATGCTCACGAATGAAATCCTAGCGCAAGCTCTGGAAAGAATATCAAAAATGACTCCGCAAGCTCGGGTCATGACTATTAAAAATTCTCAATACGGAGAAGAGTTATTCATGGGATATTATTTTTCTGAATACATAAAATATCCGTTTGCGCCATTCCATTTTGAAATGTTCCAGGACTGGCGTGATTTGCGTGATGGGAAGATACGAGAGTTGGCATGGATTGTCTATCGAGAAGCCGCAAAGTCTTCCATCGCTAAAGTGCTTCTAACAAAAATGGTTTGTTTCAATGAACGGGCATATCTGAACGTCGACTCATTCGATAAGAGTAACGCTGAAAACTTCCTTTTTGATATTGCTCAAAACCTTTTGACTAACCGGAGAATCATATCTGATTTTGGACAACTGTACGATAGAAAACGGTCTACGGAAGAGTTGACCCGTACTCGAATGGATAACTTTTTGACCAAGAATAATGTGCTTGTAGAAGCTCATTCGATTGCTGAATCGGTTCGTGGTCGTATCTTCGGACATGAGCGACCTTCGTGGTTATGCCTGGATGATTTTGAGACAAACAAGACGAAAGACTCGCTTGCTTACACGACTTCAACTCGTGGTCATATTGAAGAATTTGCGTCTGGTCTTGCTTCAAACGCTGGTATTTTGTATCTCGGAAATTATATTACGAAAACTGGAGTCGTTCAGTGGCTTATGGATAGGGCGAAAGAAGACCAACGAATTAGAATCCGCATGGTTCCAGCTATTGAAAACGGTGAACCAACTTGGCCGTCAAAATATGCGCTGACAAATGAAGAGGCTGAAAAAACGAATAAGGTATCGCTTGAGGATAAGCGGAAACAGCTTGGCACTGTTGTTTTTGAAACAGAAATGATGAACAACCCGATTGGTTCAGAATATCAGGTGTTCAAAAAAGAAATGTTCCACCGTATTTCGCTCGATGAAGTTTTGAAAAAAACATGTCGTGTATTTTTAACTCTTGATACGGCTATTTCACAGACAAAAAATGGAGATTATACTGGTGGCGCAATTAACTTTGTTGACATGGAAGGAAAATGGAATATAATGGCAATCAATAGGAGAATGACACCGAAACAGCTTATTGATTTTGTTTTTGAGATACATAATAAGTATCATCCTGAACAAAATGGTATAGAAAAGACTACGTTCCAGATGGCGTTGAAGGAATTTTTTGAAGAAGAGATGCGGAAGAGGAACCAATATCCAGTCATGGTAGATTTGCTCCATGGTGGGAAGAAAAAAGAAGAGCGTATACGCGGTTCTCTTCTCGGACGCTATGAATCTGGTTCGATAAATCATATTGATGGATATTGTGAAGAATTGGAACAACAGCTTTTAGCTTTCCCGAATAGTGTACATGATGATGTTATTGATGCTCTTAGTTATCAAGACCAAATTGCGCAATCACCATTCCAGCAAGTATTGACAAAAGTTACCCCGCATGTACCACAATCTTGCGCATAATTTATATGTATTGTATACTGTAGAAAAATACAAAAATTGTTGTGAAAATAACGTGCCGGAATTTCATTGACGAACATGGTCAAGGAACTGTAAAAGTTGCTGAGGGTGTTTCGTATAAAATGAAAGAGGTAAATAACGAGTCGTATCGCCTCTACAACGGACGTTCAAAAGCAGAAAAAGATGCAGACGGATTGCAGATGATAATGATAAATATAGCGTGGATTGTATATCGCACGCTTTTTTATGGTTCTGATATTGATACCAAGGATGCACAGCTCAGAAGTCTAAACGGGAAAGGTATTGGAACACTTTCATTCCTCCGAATGGCAATGGTGTCACATTTGAACCGGACTGGTTTCGGAGATTTCATTGACGATGTGCGTTCCGACATGTCAGCTTTTGGTTCTGTCCTTATTAAAATGGTTGATGGAGTACCAAAAACAGTTGATTTACGAAATGCAGTTATCCCAGCTCATTCGAGTAATGTACAGAAAACTGGTCTTGTTGAACATCAATACTGGACGTATGATGAGTGCTTGAATCATAAGAAAGATTGGGGAGATAAAAACTGGGCTATTGTCGAAAAGATTTTTGAAGCAAATTCAATTACTGGAATCTTCCAAGTAAAAATAGACGATTTTTGGACGTTCCGTGAAATGGAAGATAAAAAAATCCATAAGGTTTGTGAACGGTCGCTTGACATGACGAATATCGACCCGAAGATTTTTGATGATAACAATCAATGGTCTCCATCGCTTGTTTTGGAAACATTTAAAACTCCGAAGAAAAAGCGTCGTGCGACTGCCTATCTTCGGAAAAAATATGGTGAATACGAAGAACTTTTCCCATATCTTTATTTCCCATTTATTAAAATTAAGGGTCGCGGGCAGGGAGTCGGTGTATTTGAAATCCTTGCTGGGTTAAATACACTCTATAATGAACGATGGTACTACTCTCGAAAGAAAGACATCCTCGATTTGACATCTATTATTGTCCATAAGGTAAAGGACGGAAATCGTTCTTTGGAACAGCAAAATCTTGCGAATCTTACCTCTGGCGCGGTTGTACAAATTGGTATTGATGAAGAATTAAACCGTCTTATCATCGACACAAAGACCGGAGAGCTGATTGCTTCTACTGATAAACTGTTTGAAATTGCTCGCCAGATTGTTGGAATCACGGCACAGGGAGCTGGACAGGATATGCCAGCGACAACGACTGCTACCGTTGCTATTGCAAACAAACAAACTTCTCAAAATACCTACGACTTCCTTATTGAGCGCGTCTCAATTTGCCTGAAACAACTTTTTCAGGACTTTTATCTTGAACAGATAGTCGACGAACTTACAGAGGAGGAAGTAGTATCTATAACCGGTTCAACTCGTGAATTAGAAGAGTTGGATAAAATGCTTGTTGAAAATTATGTAAATCAAGCTGTTATCAATGAATACAATTCTACCGGAGTGTACCCATCACAAGAAGAGGTTGCGTTCATAACACAAGGTGCATACGCCGGATTGAAACGACTTGGTAAGAATCGTTTCCCGCAGATTAAAAAACAAATTCTGAAAGATATAGATTACTATGTCGAGTTCTACATAAATAATGAAGGATTTGACAAAGCTGTGAAGATTCAGAATCTCATGCAGATTCTCCAGATGAATACGACTCTTTCTCGTGAGCAAATTGAGGCGGTTATTATAGATGCTATGGGTGAAAACTCGAAGCAATTTGAAAAGACTGACGAAGAAAAGAAACGAGAAGCGGAAATGATGCAGGCGCAAATGCTCGCAGAAGGAAAACCAGTAAACCCGCTGCCACAAGACCAACAATTTCAAAATGCTAATGCACCAATACGACGATGAAAATAATACAGAAAGACGAATCAATAAAAGAGGAAGAAGATGAAAAGAAAGCATATCTTTTGAGACTTCAATCTGACAAAAAATTCCAAAAATACTATGTTGATGGTATTATTCTTCCTGTTTTGAAAAACCTGCGTGATTTGAAATGGCTATACGCGAACGAGGAAAAATTGGTGGCAGCTACGGATGAAGAAATAGCTGATATTATCCGAAATAATCGCGTAAATTACTCGGCATTGACAAAATTATTGTTCCCAATTATAAGTGAAGACAGGAAAGAACTGCTCTGATGCTTGCGTATATTTTAATTATGGTGTAATATACAAGTAGAATTAACAACCTGTAATCACTACAAGTTTCCGATGCTTTTTGTCGGTATAATGTTTGTAGTGATTCATTATACCTACGAAAAGTGTCAGAAATGGCACTTTTTTGTTATTAAGAAAAAAAGTATGTTGCCAGAAGAAACCCCAAACCAGAACCAGGAAGCTCCGGCTAAACCTGTTGACGGAGGAGAATCAGATGAGCAGAAGGAGTTTAATAAGTTGTTTGAGGGAATTGACCTTGACGACGAAAATGCTGATATTGAAGAGTTGAAATCTCAAGTCGAAAATATCAAGAAAGGAGCTGCAAAGTTCTTTTCTGAAAAAGGCATGAAGAAAAACGAAAAGAAAGAAGAGCCTAAACCAGCTATTAAGCAGGAAGACGCTTCCGACCTTGAAGTTATTTTCTTTGAAGGTAAGCCAGAGTCGAAACTTGTTGAAGATGATTTGAAAGCCATTGCGAAAGCTAAGGGAATTTCCGTTATCCAAGCATGGAAGAATGAGTCATGGATTCAAGAAAAAGCGAAGGCACTCCACGCAGAAAAAGTTGAAAAAGAGAAGAATGAAGGTCGAATTGGAGACCCATCGGAGAATATCGAAATTGGAAAAGATGCTGCAACAAAGGCATTGGAAAACAGTTTTATCAGTAATCTTCCGAAAGGATTTTCAGCGGCCACACCAAAGTATTAAATAAATAGAAAAAAAATATGGCTGCAAAATTTGTAATCACCAATTCCGAAAGGCTCCGTACTATTATGGCTCCTATCGCTACTGGTACTGCTATTGAATATGGAGACCTCGTTGCTGTATCTTCCGGTCTTATTGTAAAGGCTGCTGCTGCATCTACCGCAGTTGCTTATTGCGTAAAGGCTCACCCTGCTAACTCTGGTACTCAAATTCAGATTACCGAAGGGAATAATTTCACGTTACGCGGAACGATGGATGTTGTATTCGCTGCTGCTTATCGTGGTGTTGAATACGATATTAACGATACGACCCAGACAATTGACCAGGGTGGTACTACCACTAAAGTTCTCAAAGTTTCTATCGGTGAAGATGCTGGAGTTGTCGGTTCTGCAAGTAATGTGCTCGTGCGAATTAACAAGCCAATCTTCTAATTAAAAAACTGAAACAAAAACTATGTTATCACAAGATGCAGTAGCACTGAACGTCAAAGGGATTAGCGATGTTTTCAAGAACGCCGCTTCCAATGATATTCTTCGCCACAAGGAAATCCCAATCTTTAATATGAAGACTGGAACGACACTCTCTGAGACCTTTACTTCTCGTGAAGGGATGAGCGGTGTCAAAGAACTCGCTGAAAATGAAACTCCTCCATCGCTCGCTGGTATGGTTGGCCCTTCGACCACCATCACCAAGAAGACGTATGGTGGTGCAATCGAAATTACCCGTGAAATGCGACTCCAGGCTGGTGACAGCACTGTAAAAGTTGGTGAGTACGTCAATGACGCTGCTGCTGACCTTTTGCAGGCAAATCGCATGAAGTTCCTCAACGTCATATACGGAATGTTGAATGATGGTTTTACTGGTGCCACTTATCTGTGTCCAGATACGAAGGCTCTCTTCGCAATTGACCACGCTTGGGCTACTGGTACTACGTTCTCGAACAAAGGTACCGCTGCTCTCTCACTCTCCGCTTGGGAAGCTGTTGAGAAAATCGGTGGTGCGTTTGTCGATGGAAACGGCGTGTATTTCCCATTGACATTTGATACAATCATCGTGAAGATGGGTTCGAGTGCTGCAACAACCGCCAAAAAGCTCTTTGCTGAGAAGATTGTTCCAGTACATGTTGCTGATGTAAATATTTTCCAAGGTGGAAAAGTTCGCATTGTTGAGACTCCTGGTATGACTTCTGATACCGCTTGGATTGCATACGACTCACAGTATCGTTCTCCTCTCTATATCGGTATCACCAACATGCCATATCTCGATGAGCCACTCAAGCAAAAGAACGGTTCTGTTTGGACGAACTGTTTTGGAGATTACAAGGTCGGTATCAACAACTTGCCTTACATGCTCTACGGTTCTGATGGTACTGTCTAGTCGCTAGATAGTAGTAGAATACTGGCGGGGTGAAATTCCCCGCCCCTAAATGGATATAAAATAAAATATCATGGCATCAAAATACGAATTAGTAGCTACTGGTGGCGGATTTAAGGTAGCTCAGCAAGTGTCTGGACAAGGAAGGGTAGAAACTCTCGTTCTCCAGGCTGTAAAAGTTCCTTTGACAGCGGCTCAAATTATTGGTATGTATGCTGCTCCAGTGTTAGTTGTACCTGGTGTAACTGGAAAATCTATCTACATTCACCGAGTTATTTTCGACATTACTCGAACAGCAACTGCATTTACTGGAGGTGGAGTAGTAAACGTACAGTACGATAGCACTGTAAACGGAGCTGGTACATCAACGCATGCTGATATTACAGCCGCTACCGTGACTGGTGCTGCTGGTACAACGCATACCAACAAGATTCCTCTCGTTCAAGATAACATTGCTGCGGCATCAATCGAGGGGAAGGGTCTGTATATCTCGAATAAAACAGCTGCTTTCGCTGCTGGTACTGGGACTGCTACCGTTACTGTTTTCTATCATGTTATCTAATATGAAAGGAAAGAAAAATGGTGGTAAAAAGTGCTAACAAAAACAAAAATTAAAAGTAGAGGGAAGGGCGAAAGCTCTCCCGATGGATTTCTTGGAGTCATATCCATGTTCGATTCATGGAAAATCCACACTTAATATAAAAAACTATGTCTCAATTATACCAAGTAGACGGAAAGTGGATGACAATTGACCAGATTCATGCATTAAGAAGCAAAAAAGAAGAAGTGGTTGTCGAACCGATTGAAGAAGTAGTTTCTGAAGAAGAAAAAGAGGTTCTGACAGTAGAAGAAGTGCTTTCAGTGGACGAAGAACTACCAAAGGAAATTATGTTCGATGGTGTTCTCGATGTATCTGAATTGGAAAAATGCACTATTATGGAACTTCGTGATATTGCGAAAGAACATGGAATTACTGTAAAAGGACAACCGAGTAAGAAAACTCTTATAAATCTTCTAATACAAAAATAATGAAACAAACAAAAGTAATTACTGCTCTAAGCGCAGTTACGGCCACAGCGACTTCTGAGGCTATTGACGTGAAATACGCAGAAAAAATTACTCTCTTGCTTACTCGCGCAAATCATAGTGCTGGAAGTTCTGCGTTTACGGTTACTGGTTCTGTTGATGGAACGACGTATGTTGCACTCAATACGCTTATTGATAATGTGACAAATACAAATGTTCAAACACTTACTCGTATTGCTACTAAAACACTTTCTGCTGATGGAAGCGCGCTCGTTGCTCTAGATTTGGAACAGTTCGGATATTCATTCATCAAAGTTACTGTAACTGAGGCAACTGATGGAACTCACAGCGCTGTCGTATTGGTAGAATACTAAAAAATGAATACAGCATCAATTTACACTCTGACGCGCGATATTCTTGGAACAAACTCTGCTGTTCTGTCAGATTCAAAATTGCTCGAATGGCTGAATATAGCTCTTGGAAACAGAACACTTGATATTCTGAAATATCAGGTTGATAGAAATGCTTCGATTGAGATGGCAAAGACCAATCTCATTGATACGACATCGCTTGTAGAAGGTGATAACGGTTACGATGGAGAATATGCTTTTCCGACAAATTTACTTCGTCCACTCAGAATGGAAATTTCGTATGATGGAATTTCATTTGTTCCGGCAACGGTTTATGACATTGGAGAAAGCGAAGATAGCGAAATATCATTGACAAATAGCAAATACTCAGTAGCAGAACCAGGAGTTCGGTTCGAGCGTGAATCATTTTTTATCCGTCCTCTCCATATTACTACTACTATTCCTAACGGAATAAGAATCTGGTTTGAAGAACGACAAATTGCACTCACGGATGGTGGTACTCCTGCATTTGAAGAAAACCTCCACTCTATTCTTGCATTTGATTTGGCTGAAATGGAATTGATGAGACATTCCAGACTCTATTCATCTGAAACCGCTGCAAGAATTAGGAGAGAAGCAACAAAGGCTGAAAATCGGTTTATTGCATTTTACAATGACAGAATGAAACGTAATTTTAAGATAAGTCCGAAAGTTCAGGACTGTTCGTAAATAAATATGGCTACATTCACAAAAATTCAGAAATTTGTACTTAACCTTGGTAATAAGGTTTTTAACCTTGGAACAGACCAGATTAAAGTGGCACTAACAAACACGCTACCGACAGTTGGGACAGACAATCAGTATTCTCATCTTGTCAGTCCGCTCGCAACGACAAATCTTTCAGGCGCAACGCCATTTAATGTTACGACAACGAGTTTCACTCAAACATCAGGAACGGCTAAACTTATTCTTGCTGATTTGATTCTTACGGCAACAGGTACTGTTGGCCCTTTTCGGTACGTTGTTCTTTATTCTGATACAGCAACAAATAAGGAATTGATTGGATTTTATGATTACGGTTCTTCTATAAGTATTCAGAACGGAGAAACATTTACGATAGATTTCGATGGTAGCGCAGGTGTTTTGACAATAGCATAACAGAAATGAATGAGTTTAATACTGCAAGAGGACAACTTCCGTATATTGCAAGAGGACGGATTATACATTTTGAATGAAGAGCCAACGAGCTATACATTCCAGATGTCCGTCGGTTCATTTATATTATCAGGTATTAATACTGGCGTATTTCTGAATAGGTTATTATCGGCAGTGGTTGGTTCGTTTATATTCACTGGGTTATCATCATTACTACTTGTCGGAAGAAAGTTGATAACATCGGTTGGTACATTCACACTCACTGGTATATCTGTGAATTTTGTGAAGATAAGCAAGATGTTTGCTGATACAGTAAATTTTGCTTTAACATTTAGTCCTGCTGACATATTCAAAAATATTGGAATATGGAGGCTCGGTTCAAAATCAGATACGAGTTATTCGTCAGTAGCAAAACCAACAACACCATATTCGCAGATTTCAAAACCAACAACATCGTACTCAACAATAACAAAGCCGACAGTTCCAACATATTCCAGGAGAGCTGAAAACCTCGCATACCTATTACAAGAAGATGGATTCAAAATAATGTTGGAAGATGGAAGCTCGCTAAAGATTGACGAAAATATTTGGACTAATATACCTAAAGCGTAACTATGGCGGACTCAAAAATTAGTAATCTAAACGAACTCGCAACAGCTCCAGACGCAGGAGATTTATTTGTCATTGTTGATGTTTCTGATACTTC